CGATATTCACCTCCGGATAGCCTGCCTCCGCCATGCTCGGCACGTCCGGAAGTTCCGAGGAGCGCTGCGATCCGGTCACCGCCAGGGCGCGGATCTTGCCGCCCTGCACCGGTTCTAACCCACCTAAATTCACTCCGCCGAGCTCCGTCGGGCTATTGTAAAACGCCCGTATTACCGATATTTTTTCCGCTGAACACCGCCGAGCTCCGCCGAGTTTCGGGACGCTTATTGCACGCATATTGCACACCGGAGGAGAACAGCCATGGCCCGCACCGTCCGCGACGCCGCGCTCGCAAGCCGCACCGCGCGCGGCAAACTCGAGCCGAGCAGCCAGCCCTATTACCGCGCGCTCGAGCCCGGGCTCCTGCATCTTGGTTACCGCAAGCCGCGCGCCGGCGCAGGCAAGTGGCTGGCGCGGCAATACGTCGGCGACGGTGTCTACCGCCTGCACAAGATCGGCGTCGCCGACGACTACAGCGATGCCGACGGCGCCGTCATCCTCGACTTCAAGCAGGCCCAGACCGCCGCTCGCAAACTTCTGGTCGAGCGCGCCGGCGGTATTGGCACGGTCGGTGACGCGGTCGACGCCTACATCCACTTCCTGGAGGCCGACGGGCGTGCGCCGCGGGCGATCCAAAGCGTGCGCTACGCCGATCGCGCCTTCATCCGCCCTGCCCTCGGTCCCATCAAGCTCGCGGCGCTGACCACCGAGCAGCTGAACCGCTGGTGCGCCGACCTTGCCAAGCGGCCGGCCCGAATCCGTACCAAGGCCGGCGCGCCCCAGCGCCATCGGCACCATGGTGATGATCCGGATGCTCGCCGCGCGCGCCGCGCGACTGCCAAGCGGATCTGGACGGTTCTGCGCGCGGCGCTCCAGCATGCCTTCGACTACGACAAGGTCGAGAGCGATCGGGCTTGGCGGAAGGTCAAGCCGTTTCGCAACGTCGACACCGCGCGCACCCGCTACCTGGCCGTGGCGGAGGCGCAGCGGCTGATCAACGCCGCTGATCCGGAGTTCCGCCCGCTGCTGCAGGGCGCCTTCCTGACCGGGGCACGCCTAGGGCAGCTGGCGGCGCTCACGGTCTCTGACTTCGGCCCCGACGTTGGCACGCTCAGGTTACGCAGCCGCAAGGGGCGGGGCCACGAGCGGACCTACCACGTCCACCTCTCCGACGAGGGGCGGGCGTTCTTCGCCCATGCCTGCGCCGGCAAGGTCGGGTCCGATCTGATCTTCACCCACGCCGACGGCCGGCCGTGGGGACGGGCGCACCAGCTGATCCCGATCCGGGAGGCGTCGATCCGGGCCAAGCTCAAGCCGGCGGTCAACTTCCATGTCACCCGCCATACCTTCGCGTCGCACGCGGTCATGAACGGGGCGCCGCTGCTCGTGGTCGCGCGTGCGCTTGGCCACTCCAGCACGCGCATGGTGGAGCGGGTCTACGGGCACCTCGCCCCGAGCTATGAGGCCGATGCCATCCGCGCCGCGGCGCCGCAGTTCGGGATTAAGCTGGGGACTGTTCGGCCGTTGGGGCGGTGACTGTGGTGCGGGCGAGGCGTGGGGAAAAGCTGCTACTCGTCGATTTGTTGGCTCTCGTTGCGGGCTACACCCGCGATGAAGTGGCGGCGAAAAAGTTCTTGCTCGATTATTTCGACCACCACCATCTCGATATCGATTGGGACTTCGATGTGGAGTTTGAGGTAGTGCCGACTGGAGGGAGCCGCCCGCCCCCGCCCATCGATGCGTTGGCTGTCGAGCTGGGTTTTTGGCAGCGCTACGAGGATTCGCAGATTGATGTGGATTGGGGGGCCAGTAGCGCCGTCCGTGTCGGGCCATTGATGTGGGTCGATTACGAGCCACACGACCCGTACGATCCAGACGACCCGATCGGCGAACGCCATCGCGTGATCTTTGACCTGCACTATCAGGTCACGCTGCGAGCGAGCCTGATCCGGATTAATCCTGAGCCTATCATCGCATGGCTGCACCTGCGGGGGCTGACGCCGCCTGCGGCAGCTTCGTCGCCATCGGCGTCACAGGAAAAGGTGCAGCTGCCAAAATCTCATTCCAGGCGCAGGCGACGGCCGCCGGCACAAGTGCCTGCCAATGACACGGCTGCGCCGCCGAGATTGCAGTCGGTCGACAATGACGCGCCAGCATCTTCGGATGACAGCAAACGCGTGCCGCGGCTTAAGCAGTTACACTTTACGGGGCGCTGGCAAAAGAAGTTCGCAGCTTGGGCGCTCGATCAGTACCAGCCCCATGGCGACATACCAGAGACGCTGACGGCGCCAGAGATGGCCGATTTGTTTCAGCCGTGGGAAAAACGTGAGGCAGAGAAAGCCGGGAAGAAGGCACCGAAGCGCAGTGCTAAAGATCTTGAAGCCTTACAACGTCGCTGTCGCGAGTTCTTGTCGAAGTGCCGTGATAAACCCGCATTCTAATTGCATTTCTTGAACGTTCGTCCGGAAAACGTCCGAAACGTCCGGAAAACATCCGCAGATCGCCAACGTTCGTCCGCAGTTAATCGTTGCGCGTGTAGTTGAACGCGATCAACTATATTCGGCGAACGCTGACGGAGGACTACGATGGCACGCCGTGAAGTTACCGGCAAAAAGCCGGCCAATGGCGACGCCAAGAAGCGGGTCCGCAGTTTACCACCGGCGTTTGCCACGGCCTTCACCGTTACCGAGTTTTGCCAAGCACACCGTATCTCCGAGACAACCTATTACGAACTCAAAAAGCTCGGCCTAGGTCCAGACGAGATGGAGATCGGTCGCAAGCGCATCATCTCAATTGAAGCCGCGGCGCGTTGGCGGAAAGCACGAGAAGTGGTTGCGGCTGAAGCCGCGGAATAACTGAATTCGACCTTTTGGGACGTATCTGCGCGGGCGCGGCGATGGCTGTGTTCGCGAATAGACGAGACTTTGTCTCGGGGGCGAGCAAATCCCCCGGAGAAAGTGCAAATACCCGGCGCGAGGCTTCCGCGGTATGTCCGCGACGACGGGCTAGGAACGGCCGACGAGCGGAACGAGGGAGTCCGACAGGCCGCGACATCGGGCGACCAGCACCAGATTGGTGCCGCGCGGGAGTCGCAAACCCGTGTCGTTTGGGAAGGGTGAGTGTCACCATAATCGGGCCCGCGCGCCGCAGAAGGAGCGCACAGGCGGGGAAGTCCCGGACACAATGACGAATTGGGGCACCCTGCTCGCGGATTGCGGCGGCGTGCTCCGTTTAGAAATTGAGAGCGCGGGCCGCGGCTGGGGGCTGCAAACCCGCGCGGAAGGGGCGAGCAAGTGCCCGATATATAAGATTTCATTGAAAATTCAAGCTGTTTCGCGAACGGTATCGTCCATCTCGAAGAAGGCGGCAAGCTGCGCGGCGTTCACGCCATTACCCTGAAGAAGGACGCCGTGAAAAAGGGCGAACTGCTCAAGCTTGGTGAGCGGGCCGTCGGTGTACGTCGGAGGTTTGCCTTAATGATCCCGCCCCAGGAGGGGCGCGGTGTCGGGGTTGGTCCGCGGCGACGCCGAGCAGTGTCGCCGAGATAGCTAAAAATTTTCGAGAGTTGCTTCGGCCGACGGCAACCCGTCGCGCGGCCCTGGTCGAAGTCTGTCTGTGAAGTCGTAGGCGCGGCAGGTGGCCAGCGGGATGCGAGTGGTTAGTCCGATCCCGCCAGCCGAATCGCAGCAAAGTGGAGGATCCCAAAATGCTGCAAAGTCAAAGAGTGACAAAGCCTATGCAAGGTTGTCTCGTTACGAGCTTTACCTGTTCGAGGCCAAGACCAGAGCCGTCAAGAACTTGGCCAAGCACGTCGCGGAGAGCGATCCGGTCGAGGCGGCGGCCGCGCTGATCAAAGCGACCGGCAATATCGACACCGCGGTCGACCTGTTGATCGCGGCCGAGCGCTCGATCGTGTCGATGGTGCCGGTCTCCAAGCCGGTCGTCGAATACGACGAGGCGATCGTCAAGGAAACAGGCTTGGCCCCCGCGCCGGTGGATCTGGTGGCGGAGACTGAAACTAACGGTAAAGAACAAGCCCCTCGGCTTTGACATCGACGACGACGATTGGATTGTCAAACACGGACGCGGGCGGAAGCAGCGCACCATCTACCGAACTTCGAGCGGAAAATTTTTCCTGCGCTACGCCGACGAAGTTGAGGTTGAGGCGATCTCTGAATTGGAGGCACGCCAGCTAGTAAGTGCGTGGGAGTTCATCGACGAACTCGTAAGTGCCTTCCGTACTGGAACACCTCCAAACATCGAAAAATATCCGGGCTGAAACCAGGGCAGCGCTGTCCGCGCGAATGCGGCGGCGCCCTCCAATAGGAGCAAGACATCATGAGCAATCTCGAACACGCCGCCGAGCTCATCTGCGATCCAGATATTCGCGAAGACCGACGCGACCGATTGGCGGCTGAATATGCCGCCAAGTGGGCGGCGGGAGAACTTCACCTCGAGGACGCCGAGTTCGCCAAACTCATTCGCGACATCGGCGAGCTGATCGCGCTGGCAATGTGGAAGCAGCACGAGCGAACCATGCGACAGCTCGAAGAAGCGAAGTAACTGTCTTCCAGAAGCGCGGCTGTCTCCAACCGGGGAGCGGCGGCCTCGGCAAAGGCGACCTGCGGAATGCGCTTCTGGAGAATGGACATCCGTTGAAAAGGTCGCCAACCGCCGCAATAGCTTTAAGGAAAAGCAAAATGCTAATCGATGATTTCTGGAGTTCAGTCGATCGGCGCGAACAAAGCAAATGCTGGGTTTGGACCCGAGGCAAACTGCCGGAGGGTTACGGTCAGCTACGCGTCCACGGTAGGAATATTCTAGCACATCGTCATGCATGGGAATTGACCAACGGTCCTATCCCAACTTATCGCTTAGTGCTTCACGCTTGCGATAATCCCTCATGCTGTAATCCCGCTCACTTGTTCCTAGGCTCTCAGCGGGACAACGTAAGAGATATGATCGAGAAGGGCCGCCGCCCTTGTTTCAGTGTTTATCATATAGGTGAAAAGAATAGCAGAGCTAAGCTGACTGACGTCCTCGCAATTCGCAAGGAAGCCGAGATAGGCGCTACTTCAACAATCCTTGGACCGAAATATAACGTCGCGCCAAGAACAATCAGAGACATCGTTAGTCGGAAGACGTGGAGGTGAGCCATCAACCGCCAACCATGTCGTGCGAACAAATTACCCGACCGCCGCAACTTTTCTCGATCAGCTTTACCCCAAGGAGAATCGCAATGGCTGAAACGGATTGGATCAAGGCCGCGGTCACGACACTGGATGAAGTTGCTTTGGCTATCCGCGACCTCGACAAGGCGGAGCTAACCCGCCTGTGCAGTTCATCACGGCTGGAATTGGAATTTATGCCGGAGATCAAAGCACTCGATCGCCTATTCCGGGAGCGCATCAAGCAGCTGCTGAAGACTACCAACAACGACGACTTCGGCCGGTTTTTCAGTTCCGTCTGCATGCTTGCCGCGCAATCCGTGCTCGAAGGCATGCTCACGCAATACAAAATCGAACGCAAGCTTCGCAAGGAGAACCGCGATGGCTGAGCCAGAGAAGCGACAATTAGAACGCCCGCGCCTGCTCTGCGTCATCTGCGGCAAACCAATCGTGACGGGCATCCACTGCAGTCAATGCATCGATCGTGGATTCATCTGTGAGGGGTGCGAGGGACGTGCGTTGGCCGACATCGAGGAGGATGCATCATGAAAGCGGCCGTCGATTATCTGCGGCAACTGATCCTCGTGGAAACCGGGAGGGCGGCATGAACGACGCCAAGCTCATCGAAGTCGGGCAAGCCTTTCTCGCAGAGCATCCGGTCAGCACCGTGCTTACAAGCGATCTGTTGATCGACCGCGTATCTCTCCGGCTCAGCGCAATCCGTCGGCATCTTAATGCCGGCGGTGCCAGCCGCGATCTCCCAGAAGCCAATCGTTTTTGCGTCGGGTTTACCGATCGGAGTCGTACCGACTTCGTCGTTCGAAACCTCCGATTGCCGCTCGCAACCAGCGAGAAGCGCCAACGCCGACTGCGGCCCGCGCCGTTACTGGACTTGCTAGACGCCGCACCTCCGCCGGCTGATCAGCATAGCGGCGATGTGGCTGAGGCATCGCCGTGCGATGTTTCGCAACCCGACGAAAACATGCTGCTTATGTTGCGCACGGCGGTGAAAACGGCGGGCAAAGCAGCGGGCAATATGTCCGAACTGGCACGCGTGCTCGGCCTCAGTTCGGCGGCTATCGCGCAATGGAAGCGCATTCCAGCCGAGCGGATTATCGAGATCGAGCGCGCGACGGGCGTACGGCGGGAAGTGCTGCGCCCCGATCTCTACCAAGGACCGACGCTCATCAACGCGCTCGCGATCGTCCGCGCCGAGGGCTATCGCGTCGTCAAACCGAGAACTTCTAAACACTTCAGACGCCCCAAGCCCAAGGATCGCGTCGGCCCAACTTTCGTGTGCGAATTCGCCGACGGCACGCGCACGCGTATGTCGGTGTTTACCTCGCTCGAAAATCTCGATTGGGGCCGCGGAGAGCGCCTGTCGATAGCGGCGTATCAGTCGCGGTGGCGGATGCGCGCGCTCGCTCAGTATCACGAACAAAACGGCGGTCTGCGCTTGACGCGGTGGCAGTATCGCGAACCCGCAATCAATCTCATCGCTCCCGTTCCGCCGGCGATCATTGCGGCGCATTTCGAGCAGGACGGCAAGGTGCTAGCGCAACGCACTAATGGGAACGCGTCATGAAAATTCTCGGCGTCGATCCTGGCATCCGCGGCGCCCTCGCCATCGTCAACAGCAACGACGGCGCCACGCCGCAACTCGTTGATGTTCTCGACGTCCCGGTCATCGGCACTGGCGCCAAAGAGCGAGTCAATACGGTGTTGGTATGGGACTGGCTCGCAAAGCACGCCCCAGATCATGCGTTGATCGAGCGCGCCGGCTCCATGCCAAAGCAGGGCGTCGCGTCCACCTTCAAGTATGCCCGCGCTGTCGGTAGCCTCGAGACCGTCATCGCTTGCCACAACATCCCCTACAGCATCATCGAGCCAGCCGTGTGGAAGAAATTCCACCATCTGCGCGGCGGCGACAAAGAAGCCTCTCGTCAGCGCGCGCTGCAGCTGTTTCCCAACGCACGTAACTGGTTCGCGCGCAAGCTCGATCACCAGAGGGCTGAAGCCGCGCTCCTGGCGCTCACGCCAGTGTCAGGAGTGCTGCCAAGAGCAAAGGTAACTGAATTTGCGGAGGAAACGGCATGACCGTCGAGCTCCGACGCGATCACTCGCCATTCGGCGGCAGCGTCGCAGCGCGCGTCCTGCGCTGCCCGGCGTCTGTTGGCCTCATTGAGAAAGTGCCTGCGTATCTGCGCAAGGTCTCCGCCTACGCCGATCGCGGCACGGCGTTGCATGAGGCTATAGCGCTACTTCTCGACGAGGCCTATTCGCTCGACGACCTCGTCGGCAAGACGTTTGGCACCTACACGATCACGCACGACGACATCGCCAACGCCTTGCAACCAGCCTTTGCTTACGTAGTTGCGCTCCTCGACACGCCCGGGGCCGAATTCTTCCTCGAAGCCCGCATCACCTTTCCAACTGTCGCCGGCGCCTTCGGCACCGCCGATCTAATCGTTCGCATCGGCCGTACGGTGCACGTCATCGATCTTAAGTTCGGCGTCGGCGTGCGCGTGCTCGCACTCCGCCCCGCCGACGACGATCCCGCCGTCGACGTTATCAACGGCCAACTGCTGTTTTACGCCGCCGCGGCGCGCCACTCGTTGCGCGAGTTCTTTGCCGGCGTCGAAGATATCGTCCTCACCATCGTGCAGCCGGTGTCAATCGATGTCGATGCCGAAATGGTGTCGTCCGTTACGATAACGCACGCCGAGCTAGATGCTTTCGTCGCGGTCTACCGCGCTGCCTGTGAACAGGCACTCGCGCCGGAGCCACACTTGCAACGCGGCGCCTGGTGCCGTTTTTGCCCGGCGCGACCGATCTGCCCGGCGCATGCCGGTCCGCTGCTCGATTTCGCCCAGTTCGTAGCGCCGACGTCCGCGCGCGCGACACCTTCGAAAGAAGCCTATTTGCAGCTACTCGCTGACGGGCTGAACCTCGTCGATGCGGTCAAAGATATTCACACGGCGTTGCGCGATCAGGCGAAGCGCGCGCTCGAAGACGGCGACCTCGTGCCCGGATACACGCTCTCGGCCGGCCGCGCCGCGCGCTGCTGGCTCAACAATGAAAGTACTACAATTGCTGCGCTGGAGAGCCTCGGCCTCGACCGCGACGACGTCGTGGCGAAGACGCTGCACTCGCCGAAACAGGTCGAACTGCGAGCGAAAGCACGCGGCCTCAAAATCCCACAAGAATTGATCGTTTCGAATCGCTCGGGCGTCTCGCTCGTGCGGGTCGAGAACGTGCACGCCCCGACGCCCGGACGGGTCGAGACTGCGCGCGCATTTTCCGAGGCGCTCAAAGCCTTTCAAGGAGGGAGGCAAGCATGAGTGACGATCATGATCATGATCGCGACCGCGATCACGCCAACGACAACGGCGAACACGAAAGGCCCGGGAGCAAGCAAGTCGCCCCCGCGCCAGCGGCGGGAGGTGCGCTCACCTCCTTGGCGGCGCTCCAAACGGCGCTCGCCAAAATCAACACGACAGTCATCCTCGGCCGTACCGGTCTGCCGATGATGTTGTTCAAGAGCCGTGAAGGCAGCGGCACTTGGGGATTTGGGCAGAAGCGCACCATTCCCGAAGAAGGCAGTCGATGGGCCGTCAATCCGTTGACGTTCAAATACGGATGTATCTGCTTCAACGGCAACCAGGTGGTTGACGAACGCCTTGTTCCTATCGACCAACCGAAGCCTCTGGTCGCGGAAATGCCTGACACAGGATTCCCGTGGCAAGAAGAATGGGCCGTCAACATGAAGTGTCTCGACGGCGCCGACGCCGGCGTCGAAGTGGTCTTCAAAGCGACGACCGTTGGCGCCATCCAATGCCTCGTCCAACTGCTCGATCAGGTACGCGACCGGCTCAACAGCGGCCAGCACGACAGCAAGATCGTGCCGATCGAGGTGCTCGAAAAGGATTCCTACCAACACGTTCAGTACGGGAGGGTTTGGACCCCCGTGATGAACACTGTCGGCTGGATGTCGCTTGACGGTCCAGCGCCGGCTCCGACGCCGGCGACACCGGCACCGACGTCGGGGTCGGCAGCGTCGCCGACCGATCAACCGCGGCGGCGACGCGTCGCGTAAGGCGGTGCGCGTACGCGCGCACCTGACAAGGCGAGGCTGACTGCGCAGCAGCCTCGCCTGACTTTTCAGGTTCCGGGTGCTGCGATGTTCGAAGCCGACGATCTCATTTGGACGGATTTCGAGGTCTACGGCGGCGCGCTCGATCTAAAGGCCGCCGGCACATATCGCTACGTCGCTGAAGCTTCGACGCGCGCCATCGTGCTGGCCTATGCGATCGGCAACGCGCCGGCGCTGACCTGGCACGCTGATGGTGCGATCCTCGATTGGGACCACGCGCCGGACGAGCTGCGCGCAGCCTTCGAACGCAACGCAACCTTTGCCGCGTGGAACGCAAGCTTCGACGCTGCCGTCTGGAACTACGCCACGCTCGGATTTCCTTTGCTTGCGCCGGAACGCGTCATCGATCCGATGATTCAAGCCGGCGTTTCCAACCTGCCAACCGATCTCGAACACGCTTCTCGCTATCTCGGCGGCGCCGGCAAACAGAAGGACGGCAAGGCGCTAATTCGAATGTTCTGCATCGAAGGTGCGAGCCCGCGCGAATATCCGGCGGAGTGGGAGCGCTTTCTCGCCTATGCGCGTCAAGACATTGAAGCGATGCGCGAAGTCTATGGCCGGACGCGACCGCTGCCGTCCGAAGAATGGCGACAGTATTGGGCGTTCGAACATATCAACCAGAGAGGCGTGGCGATCGATATGCCGTTCGTGCAGCACGCCGCCACTCTGGCGGCCCAAGATGCCATCGCCATCAACCGTCGGCTGGTCGAACTAACCGGCGGCGCTGTCGAACGAGTCACGCAGGCGGGGCGGCTCGCAACCTGGATGTGCGACATGCTCGTCGAGGCGCCGATGCGCGAAGTGCTGATAGTTGGCACTTCCGACGATGACGATGACGCTGAATTAGAGCTTAGCCTGACGCGCGATCGGGTCGAACGCGTTCTCGCCATGCTCGACGCCAAGCGCGCCAATGGCGGCCCTAGCCCAAGCGAGGTGAAGGCGCATGAGGCCGCGACCTTGCGCGTCTATGGCGCCGGAGCCGCGCCGAAGAAGTTTGCGCGTCTCAAAGCGCAGCAGCTCGATGGCATGCTGCGGGGCCAATACCGCTTTGCCGGTGCCTATCAAACCGGGCGCATGACCAGCCGGGGAGCGCAAATCCAGAACTTAACGCGCGACGTGCTCGGCGAGGACGGTGCCGCGGAAAGCCCGCTGGTCGAAGCGATCGCCAAGGGTTGCGATTACGCGACATTGGTCGCGGCCGATCCAGTCGACATGCCGGCAACGCGCAAGCTCGCCCTTATTGTCCGACCTGCCCTCATCGCTGAGCTGGGAAAGTTGTTCGTATGGTCGGATTGGTCAGCGATCGAAGCTCGGATCACGCCCTGGCTCGCCGCTTCGAAAGGCGCCGAGAACGTCCTCGAGATTTTCCGCGCCAACGATCGCGACCCGACGCGGCCTGACATCTACACCGTCGCCATCGCCGACATCCTGCACAAAGACGCGCACGCGATAGTGAAATCGGAGCGCCAGATCGGCAAGGTTGCCACGTTGGCGCTCGGCTTCGGCGGCGCTGTTGGGGCGCTCTTGGCGATGGCACTCGGCTATCGCATCCATCTCGAGACCGCCGAGGCGCGCCATATCGTCGACGCCTGGCGCGCGGCTAACCCATGGGCACAAGAGTTCTGGTCAGGGCTGTGGGAGGCCGCGATGAGCGCCTGGGAAATACCCGGCCGGATCACGACGGCAGGCCGGCTCGCTTTCATCTATCGCGATGACTACCTCGGCGGCGCGCTGTTCATGGCGCTGCCGTCAGGCCGCTTGCTGACCTATCCGCGACTGCGCTGGCGCGAAGTGGACGTGCGTAAAGATGGCAAGCCGACCGGCGAGAAACGCACCGAATTATCGTTCCGGCGTGCGCACGGGCGCGCAAGACTCTGGCATGGCACGCTGTGCGAGAACGCAGTCAGCGGCACAGCTGCCGACATCCTGCGCGCGACGGTTACCCGAATCGAAACCAATCCGGCGCTCGCGTTCATGCCAATCCGTATGACGACGCACGATGAGATCGTCTGCGAAATCAGTGCGGCGCGCGCCGACGAGGCGAAGGCGATCCTGCGGCGCGAGATGCTGACCCTACCGAACTGGGCTGATGGCTTGCCGCTTCAGAGTGAAGAACAGTCCTGCCGTAGATACTCAAAAAGCAAAACTACGTTGAAAGGTGAAGCGTCATGAACGCGCCCTTCGCCGCGCGCGTCCTGCGCAGCTATCAGCAGCGAGCCGCCACGTGGCTCTACGAGCATGATGGCGCATTCATGGTGGCACCTCTTGGCGCTGGCAAGGGGGCCGCTGCGCTCACAGCGCTCGCCGACCTCGTCCGTGACGGCCATCGCCGCCACGCGCTTGTGATCGCACCCAAGCTCGTCGCCACGACCGTGTGGCCGCTCGAGGTTACGCTGTGGCCACACCTCGAGCACCTTCGCGTTGCTGTTCTCAACGGCACGCCCGAGCGCCGACGGGCGCTCCTCGCTACTGCACCCGAGCGCGAGGTGACGGTAATCGGTATCGACTTAACGCAGTGGCTCGTCGAGGAACTGGCTGCTTTTCCCAATGGTCACCCGGGCGCTTCCGCACGCGCTGGGGCCTGACGGGGACTCCTCGTCCCAACTCGAGCATGGACCTGTTCATGCCGGCCGCCATCATCACCAACGGGGCGCTATGGGGCCGCGCCTTCATCCCATGGCAGAAGCGGCATTTCCGGCCGCGCGATCCGTTCGGACGCGAATGGGTGGCGCTGCCGGGAGCAGAAGCGAAGATCGCCGCCGCGTTCGGCACCGTGGCGATGACCGTCGCCGATGCAGACATGCCTGACCTGCCGCCGCTCAACGTCGTGGAGACGCACGTCGCGCTGCCGGCAGAGGTGATGGCGCGCTATCGCGAGATGGCGCGGGAGCTGTTCACGACCGCCGAAGGGCGCACGATCGAGGCCGCCTCGCCGCTGATCGCGACCGGCAAGCTGGCGCAGATGGCCAACGGCTTCCTCTACGATGCAGGCAACGAGGATGCGGTCTTCGTTCACGACCTGAAAATCCAATGGCTGAAGGAATTGGTTGAGAGCCTCGAAGGCGAGCCGCTGCTCATCGCTTATGAGTTCATCGAGGACCTGCGGACTATCCAGCGTGCGCTGAAGTGGTGGTGGGAAGTGCCGGTGCTCGGCGGCCCGACCAGCGCTGCGGATTCGGCGTTACTGGTCGAGGCCTGGAATGCGGGCAGGTTGCCACTGCTCGCCTTTCACTTTCACCCCGCCGCGGCCGGCTATGGCATCAACCTGCAATACGGCGGCTCGCGCATGGCATGGCTGTCGCCGAGCTGGTCTGCCGAACTCACCCAACAGGCAATCGCGCGCATCTACCGGCCCGGGCAGACGCGGCACGTGACCATTCACGTCTGCGTCGCAACGCGCACGGTCGATGAGATGAAACGCAATCGCGTGCTCGGCAAGATGAGCGCACAAGAGGCATTTAAACAGCATCTGGAGCAAATCTGATGCATCGTATCTTCGACCTGCCGATCACAGAACAATTCGATTGCGGCCATTATCGCGGCTCTATTCGGCGCAGCGAGAATGCCTTCTACGCGACTTACGCGAGGCTCAACGGAGCAAGGTCGCGCGGTTGGAGCACGGCATTCCCGACAATCGACGGATGTCGCGAATATCTCCGCACCGAGCTGGATCGAATGACCGCCGAAACGCGTGCGCGCAGCCTCGCCACGCGAAGACGCCGCCGCGAGCGGAAGATTGCTCGAATCACCAAGGACTACCTGCTTGGCAAGCACATCGGTAACGGCAGCGAGTGCGCCATCTGCGGCCGAGCTTTAAGCGATCCGCTATCGATTGCACGTGCGATCGGCTCCGAATGCTGGCCTAGATTTCAAGACCACTTAGCGCGCGAAGTGCCGCGCTGCGCGGCGAACATGGAGCAAATTCAGCAGGCCATCGTCGAGCACGAGAAGCATGACCTAGCCTACTGGCAAATGCTCAATGCGCAAAGATACAGCAGCATCGCGTCGGACAAGATCAACGAATTCGCAGCTTATGACCTGCGCCAAACCCGCACACTGAAGCGGCAGCTACGCGATACCGAGCTGTTGCTTGCCGCCGCGCGCAAAGTGAGCGGCAACGCCGACGTCATCGTGAACCGCGAATGAGCAAAATGAAAAAGCCGTTACAGGAGCGCACCGCCTTCCGCCTGGCCATGCTGGCAAATGGTTTTCAACCGCTGCTGACCGATTGCAAGCGGCCGATCGAGAAGGGCTGGCCGAAGCGTACCGTCGATGAAGCCGAGGTGCTGTCGTGGGATCGCAGCGCGTTGCTATCGACCGGCATGAGGCTCGACGGCGATCTGGCGGTGATCGATGTCGATGTCGCGGACGCGGGTCTCGTCGCGGCCCTGGCGGATGCACTCGGCAAGAACTTCCCGGCGCTGTTCGAGCATGGCCTCGTACGCCATGCCGGCGGGCCGAAGGAAGCTTGGATCGCGCGCGTCGACGAGCCGTTCCGGCGGCTCGCGTCGCGGCGCTGGTATCGCGGCGACGATCCCGACGACCCCGCCGTACCGAAGCATCAAGTCGAATGCTTCGGCTCGCTCGGGACGCGGCAGTTCGCGGTCGACGGGCCGCACGCGCGCAACCAGGCAGGCGAGGTTATGGACGTGTACCAGTTCGCCGGCGGCGCCTCGCCGGCGACGACGTCGCGAACAGCCCTGCCGGCGCTGCCAAAAGCAGCCTATGCGCTGGCCTGCGACTTGTTCGACGAGATCGCTGCGGCGGCAGGGCTCGTCGCCGTCAGCAAGGGCGGGCGGGGCGAGGCGGAATTGCGCTGCTTTGAGCTTGACGCCGATACCGAGATCGAGACGCGCGACCATGGCGTGATGACGGTCGCCGAGCTGGAGTGCCATATGCGCGCGCGGCGCAATGGTGCGGCGACGATGCGCTGCTCGGGCAGCTTTCACGATCGAACGCGGGTGCGAACCGACTCGCATCTCATCAACTGGGGCCGCCATGGCCTCGGCATCTACGACACCATGACGGAAACAACCTGGCATCGGCGCGAGCGGGCGCCGCCCGAGCTGTTCACGTTCCTGGAGCAGTTGAGGGAAAGGAACCCATTCAATGAGCGAACAGTATGCCTCCAAGACGAGCCCTGACGATTTCGATGGCGAAGCTATCAGCCGGGCCGACCGGGAATTTCTGGCGAAGCTCAGCGACCACCCGCTGATGCGCAACCCGCTCTACAGCGTGCCGCCGCCGCCGCTGCCTGACTACGCCGCGCTTGCTTTGACGGCCTCGGCGGCCGCAGTGGAGGCGGCGCAGAGAGCGTGCTTCGTCGCCGCTCTCGAGTGGATGCTGGTGAACTACGCCTTCTGCAAGAGCGCCTTCATGGGGAAGGGCGGCGTCATTTCGTTGGTCGATGGCGAGCTAGGATCGATTGCAAGCCTGCGTGGCTTCATGCTGCCCTATGCGCTTACAGTCGAGGGGCCAAGAGGTGGGCGCAGCAGGACGATATCCGTCGTTGATGACTGGATGAAGCACCCGCTGCGGGTGCACATCGACAAGATTCAGACCCGGTCAGATCGGCCGCGGCCGACGTTCGAGGAAGAGGGCTTGCACATCTACAATCGCTACTGGCCACCGGCGCATCCGACAAGTGGGGGTGAGATCGCGACCTTCAAAGCTTTCTTCGCGCGGCTCATTCCGGACGACACGGAGCGGGAGTGGATGTGGAACTACCTCGCCCACAAGGCCCGCAAGCCGTGGGTGCCGATGATCGCAGTCATCATGGTGGCGGAGGAATTCGGAACAGGCCGCGGAACACTGTTCGAGATTCTCGAACGCTTATTTGGCGAGGACTACGTCGTTCCATGCACATTCGGCGAGATAACCGGGACCGCGGCGGGAGCGCGCTTCAACGACCGGCTCGCCAATGCGCTCATCGCCACCGTCAACGAAGCCGCCGACGAGGACGGGCATCACCAGGCACGGCGGCGGCTGAATTACGAGGCGCTAAAGAATGCAATCGAGCCGTCGCCAACGGCGCGGCACCGCTTCGAGGCGAAAGGACAGCACGCCTACGCGCAGCGCTCGGCGAGAACCATAATGATCGCAACCAACCATCGCGACGTAGTGAAGCTGCCACCCACCGATCGGCGTTTCTGCGTCATCGCCTGCGGCAGCAAGATGACGCTAATCGAGAGGGCCGATATCCGAGCCTGGATGGGGGTGCCGGAAAACATCGGTGCGCTTCATCGAGCGCTGCTCATGCGGCCGGCAGTGCCCCTCGACGTGTTTGATCCCTACGGCGACCCGCCGCCCTTTGCCGGGCGGCTCAAAATGATCGGGATGGGCGAGACACGACTTGAGGATGCCTACGGGACGGCAATAGACGCACTTGATGGATGTCCGCTATTCACGATGACGCAGATGCAGAGGTTGATCGCCTATTTCGGTGACTTCAAGACCGGCGATTGGTCGGACAAGGCCCGGCACACCGTCGCCAAGAACGCGTACCGGCTGCGGGAGCGAAGCGAACCGAACAACCGCATCAAATACCGCAAGCGGCAAGAGATCATCTATGCCCGCACGAATGCTGATCAGTTACGCTGGCGCGGAGTCGATACGGAGCTGATCATCAGGCGGCTTGATATGGCAGAGGAGCGGGTGACGCAGGTTGTCAACGCCGAGCGTGACGTGCTCGCCGATCTCATACGCACGCAGAGCCTCAATTCGTCGTCAGAGTAAAACAAGGGAATAAGATGCCAATAGAGGAACAGGTGATCTGGGAATGCTTCGTCATGCGGCGTGATCGCGACCTAGAACGGTTGTGGCAGAAACAGCAGGCGGGAGATTCACTCGCCGGTAAGTTCTTCGATGGACTCGGCGAGTGGCGGGCAAAATGCCGGAAGGGGTCCGATAAGGCGCCGCAGTGTCTCACCTGCGAGCATGCCTTTTGCGACCCTGCGCAGCCGCCGCTCACGTTTGTAGTTACCCACACCGAAGACCCGCGGGTCAACCAGATCATACTGACCGGAGTATGCTGGCGCTGCGCAGAAAAGAGCGACACGCAATTACGGAAACACAGTATCGCGCTATTGGCGAAATACATCGAGATCCGCACGCTCGGCGAGTGCGACCCGCCAACACAGATTACGCACTAGTCGCAGCTCCAGAGACTGCTGCGGCGGTTCGCCCCCAAGAGCAGAATTGATCTTTCGTGTGCAAGGTGTGTGCCAGGCGTGAAGGCCGTTCTACTGCAAAATTCAGCCCCGCAAGGGGGTTCTGGGGCTTTTGTGAGCGTCGATGCGAACACAGTGTTGCGCAGACAATTGATGTGTGCAAGGGCGTTAACGTTCTGTACGCGCTTAATTTTTAAAGTGAGGTTTGCACAATGCACACTAAAACCAATATCAATAGAGGAAGAGAGATAATACGAAATAATATTACTTATTGTATAGTTGTATAGGGTAGGGCTTTTCCCTGCGCAACGTGCAAGCCGCAGACTTTAGTGGCCACGCAGGGTCGCTGTCGGGTGCTGAGATGAAGGCATGGACGAGTCTAACGTTGTCGACCTCCTCCCTCTGATCGCGGAGTGCGTTCTGAGGCGCGCGGCGGAAATGCGCGTCTATGCCGATCGGATTGAGCGCGAGTTTGGCGGCGACCCCGACTTTGAGGATGCCGAGGGCCTGGTGCGCGGGCTAAGGGCTTGTGCTAAAAGCATTGAGCGTGTGGGCACGCTCGAAGGGGCGCCGGCGCTGATTCGATATCTTAATCGAGCTAGAGCTGCGAGGTTCTCCCGTGTCGGGGGTTAAGCGCGATGGCCCACCTAACGCCAAAGAGCCGCCAAAACCATGAGACGGGGCAATTGAGCCCACTGCGGCGTGGCCTCATTCTCGGCTTCATGCGCGCCAAGCAGCAGAGCCGTAAGGAATTGCGCACCCTGGCCCAGTCCTTCGACGACGAGCTTCTGGCTTTGCAGCACGAATTCCACGAACTCGCGGTCGCGCATTATCGCCAATGCTACGCCGCCGCCGTCGACGAGGCGCTCATCGAACGCAGCGCACGTCCCGGGATGTTGCTGCACTAGCCATAGCGGCCGGAAACGCACACGGCCGCTCGGTCGGGGCTGGGGTTGGGGGCTTCGATGCGTTGACCCCACCTTGGCCCGGCCGGTAGCTCCTGAGTTAGCCGGATGACTAACTCGGTAAGTGTTACATAGGCGCAGCAGGAGGAACCCGATGGGCCGTCTACATGGAACCGAATACTGGCGCCGAAGGGCCAAGCTGCAATTGAAGCTTGAACCGCTCTGCCGGATGTGCCTGGCCGCGGGCAAGATAGTTCCGGCCACGTGCGCTGATCACATCGAGCCGCATTACGGCGATGCGAATAAGTTCATTCTCGGACCGTTGCAGTCGCTCTGTACTGCTTGTCACTCCGGCCGCAAGCAGAGCATCGAACGGCGGGGCTTTGACACGGCTGTCGGCGTCGATGGCTGGCCCGTCGATCCGCGCCATCCAGCCAATCGGTAACCCGGGCGCGGAGGCCGGTGAAGCGCGACCCATGGATTCCTTCCCCTGGGTAAGAAAACCGGGGGCCAGGGGGGTGGGAAAAATTCGAAAGGGCGGCAATTCCCGACCAGCGGCGCGGCCGGGCACCGCTAACGTGCATGATTTTCGGGCTGTGCTAATGTGCCCCACATGCCGCGCAGATCCGCTGCTTCGCTTGGCGTTGTGCCTGTGCTCCCTGGGCGTGGTCGTCCGGAGCCGCCGGAGGATCTCGACGAGCTGGAGCAGCGGATTTGGCGTGAGGTTGTCGACGCGCTGCCCGGCCACTGGCTCGATACTGCCGGCCAGGTCATCCTTCGTCGCCTGGTGGCGCAGGCCGCGGTCTCGGAACGGCAGGAACTTCGGCTGCGGCAGTTGCGAGCTCAGCAGCAGGACGATGGCGAGGAGGCCGGCGCTCTAGCTGCCCAGCATGGGGTGGTGGCCAAGAACGTTGCGTATCTTCTGAGCCAGCTGCGGGCCACGCCGCGTTCGCGGGTGGTGCCGCGTGCGGCCGGTTCGCGGCTCGAGCAGGCTCCGGATTCCAGACCGTGGGAAATAAAGGCGAAGTTCAGTGCCTAGACGCAAGCGGAAGCCGGCTGACGACAAGGTCACTGCGGCCGACGTCATCGAGTTCATCGAGACCGTCTGCTTCATCCCCGAGGGCAGGCTCGTCGGCAAGCGGCTCGAGCTGTTCGATTGGCAGAAAGATTTGATTCGTCTGATTTACAACAACCCGCACGGCACCCGTCGTGCGATTATCAGCATGGGCCGCAAGAATGCAAAAACGACCCTGGCTGCGTGCCTATTGCTCGCGCATTTGTGTGGGCCCCCTGCAAAGAGTAAGCCGAATTCTCAGCTGTTCTCCGCGGCGCAGTCGCGCGAGCAAGCGGGCATCATCTTCTCTTTGGCTGCGAAGATGGTGCGCATAAACCCGGCGCTGGCGCGGATCGTGACGATTCAGGAAACCGCGAAATCGCTCATCTGCACCGAGCTCGGCACGCGCTATCGCGCGCTCTCGGCGGACGCAACGACGGCGTATGGACTATCTCCCCAATTGGTCATCCATGACGAGCTGGGTCAGGTCCGTGGTCCGCGCTCTGCATTGTATGAGGCGCTGGAGACGGCGACCGGCGCGCAGGAGAATCCGCTCTCGATCATCATCTCAACGCAGGCACCGACCGATGCTGACCTGTTCTCGGTGTTGATCGATGACGCGTTGGCCGGACACGATCCGCACACGGTAGTTAAGCTCTATACTGCGCCCGCTGACCTCGACCCGTTCAACGAAACCATCATCGCCTTGGCTAATCCGGCACTCGGCACGTTCCTGAACACGCAGGAAGTTCTTGCTATGGCAGCGGCTGCCAAGCGCATGCCGGCGCGCGAAGCTGAATATCGCAACTTGATTTTGAATCAGCGCGTCGAACCCACCCACGCACATGTTCGTTTCACCGGCGGTTTGGAAAGCTTGCGGCGGGCCGGTCGGTTCGCTTGCGGGTCTGATGCTCTACGGTGGTCTCGATTTATCCGAGGTCGCGGACCTTACCGCGTTGGTTTTAATCGGATGGCGCGATGGCAAGTGGCATGTGCAGCCGACATTTTGGTTGCCATCGGAGGGGTTGAGCGAAAAGGCGACAGCCGATCGGCTTCCGTATGATCTCTGGCGGACGCAAGGTTATCTGCAGACGACGCCCGGCAGGACTGTTTCGTACGAGCATGTCGCTGATCATTTGCGTGGCCTATTCCGGCACTACAACATTGCGAAGATCGGATTCGATCGCTGGAATATGCGGCACTTCTTACCGTGGTTGCTCAAGGCCGGCTTCAACGAGCAGTTCGTCAAGGATCACTTCGTTGAATTCGGCCAAGGGATGCAATCGATGTCGCCCGCGCTGCGTGATCTCGAGCAGGTGTTGCTCGAGGGCCATCTCGCCCATGGCGATCACCCGGTGCTCTCGATGTGCGCAGCTAACACGGTGATTGCGATTGACGACGCCGGTAATCGCAAGCCGTCGAAGAAGCGTTCGGTAGGTCGGATCGACGGCATGGTTGCGCTTGCGATGGCGATTGGGGTGGCACCGTTGAGGGCGCAGCCTGTCATCGATATTGAGGCTTTGATAGGGTAACGGGGCTGGGCAAGCGCTATGTCACTCTATGGAGCCGCCATGGCTACTCGCGTGATCCAACTGCTTCCCTGTTTATGCTGCCGGCATGGACCGGACGATCGGAGGCTGCGCTTTTTACCTCGTAGTTGTTGCAAGCAGTCGTCGGCGATCGATGCGGAGCCGCTAGTTGCCCAGGAATATTTTGAGGCGCCAGTGTCGGAGCCGAGGGCCACTCCCGACGCGAGATGAGGTGTTAAGGCGCGTACTCATTAACGCGCAGATGTCAGGTTTTGGGGACGAAGCGGAAATCTTGTGCTCGACCAGAGGACTACCGGTTTTGGACCCGAAGCCGTCATAGGCCGGACCGAAAACCCGCAGCGCAGCAGTCTGTGGCCTTGCAGAGGTGTGCTATCCTTTCGGTCGGAGGGGCCTAGGTCAAAGCATAATCGGCTGTAGGCCAAGGGACGGATTCCAAGATGAGGTTTCGTTCTCGCGCCGCTCAAACAACGATTCTCGCCGCAGGCTTCGCACTCGCGTTGATAACGGTGACAGCCGGCGACCATGCACACGCTGAAGGAAACCTCGACGCAAGCTATACAATCTCGTTCGCGCGCATTCCAGTTGGCGAAATCACGGCCACTGTGGTCTTCGGCCAAAACGAATACGCAATTTCTGCGCGCGCGCGTGCTGGT